CCAATCATTGATCCATCTTTGAACAAATAATTTGCCCAGGTCTTTTCTTGTTCTGCGGCCTGCAAAAACATTGCTTCGCATTCTGCTTTGGTTTCTTCTTTAAGACGTGCAAAGTCAGGATCATCACCTGGCAATAGTTTAATCAACATCTGTGTACTGCCAAGGTGTACATTTTCGTCTCTGCAGATCAATTTGATAATCTTGGCATTGCCTTCCATCTTTTTAAGTTCAGCGAATGCCCAGCTACACGCAAAGCTCACATAAAAACGAATGCCTTCTAGTGCGTTAACACTATTAATGGCCAACCATAACTTGCGTTTGAGTTCGTAGTTGCTGATAACCATTTCTTTGCCATTGATTGTGTGTGTACCTGCACCCAACAAATTGTAGTAGCCGCCGTAGGCAATAACATCATCATAGTAACGACTGATGTCTCGTGCACAGTTGGCGATTTCTTCAATTTCCAATAGGCCATCAAACACTTCGCTGGGATTATTATAGACATTGCGAATAATGTGTGTATAACTACGACTGTGAATTGTTTCGTTAAAGCTCCAAGTTTGAATCCAAGTTTCTAATTCTGGAATACTTACAAAAGGCAAGAACGCTAGGTTTGGACTGCGTCCTTGCACACTATCTAATAGAATTTGTCTTTTCAAATTACTAGTAAAAATATGTTGCTCAAATGGAGTTAGTTCTTTGAAGTCTTTGGCATCTCTCAATACATCAACTTCTTCAGGTCTCCAAAAGAATCCCAACTGTTTATCTGTTAGTTTTTCAAATTGTCTATACTTTAATGTTTCATATCGTTGTAATGTCACTGACCCTGACGGATCTAAAAATGCCAATGCTTCTGTATGCTTCTTTTTATTATTAATATTAAATACGCTCATTTTTTTACCTTGTTAAATTACACAACTATCACAATCTTCTTGATCGACTATTTCAGCAGGAATATCTTGTTTGGCTGACATTTTGTCTACATCTATCTCGCCCTGCTGATCATTTGTTTGGAAGTAATAAAGTTGCTTAGTACCATACTTATAGCACATGATCAGGTGCTTGAGCATTTCACTCATAGGGATTTTTTCATCTTCATAAAATCTTGGATTATATGAAGTGTTGACACTAATGCCTTGATCAATATACTTTTGTAATATTGCACAAATTTTCAAATAGCCTTCTGGCGATTTTTGATCCCATAACAATTCATATTTGTTTTTAAGTTTACGATACTCAGGGACTACTTGTCTTAGAGCACCGTGTTTGCTTTGTTTAACACTTACATAACTACGTGGAGGTTCGATACCATTTGTAGCGTTGCTGATCTGTGCACTGGTTTCTGCTGGCATCAGTGCCATTAGTGTAGCATTACGCTGACCAGTTGTTTTGATTTGTTCACGCAACTCTGCCCAAGGCATACGCTCCTGATGTGGCACTAGCTCGTCTACTTCACGCTTGCGAGTATCAATAGGCAGTCTACCATCTGCAGACTTCAAATCCTTCCAACGACCGCACGCACCTTGTTCGGCGGCAAGATCGGCACTTGCTTTGATAAGATAATAACTCCACGCTTCGGCGTACTCATCTACCAATGCTAGTGCAGCTGGATCACTGTAGCTAACACCATTCTTAGCCAAGAAGTAAGCAAAGTTAATAATTCCCACTCCCAAGGGACGGAATTCTTGTGTGCTCAACTCTGCCGCACGAATTGGATAGTTTTGATAACTTAACAATGCATCTAATCCGCGAACCGCCAAACGGCAAATTCTTTCAAAGTCTGCGGGCGCTTTGACATTGCCCCAGTTAATAGCACTGAGTGTACATAATGCAATACGTCCGTTTTCATCATTAATATCAGTTAATGGTACAGTAGGTAAATCAATCTCACTGCAAAGGTTACTCATCTTGATAGGAGCAACTTCTTCTTTGAAAGGACTGTGTGTATTTGCGTGATCCACATTCTGCAAATAGATACGACCAGTGTCTTTGCGTTCTTGCATAAATCTACTGAACAAGTCAATGGCCTTGACTGTTTTCTTGCGCAATTTGGTGTTACGCTCTGCACGTTCATACAGTTCTTTGAACTTGTCTTGGTCATTAAAAAACGCTTCATATACTTCGGGAATATCGTGTGGGCTAAACAAAGTGATGTCGCCGCCTGTGATCAATCTTTCGTACATTAGTTTATTAAACTGTACTCCGTAATCCATATGACGCACACGATTGTCTTCAGTTCCTTTGTTGTTTTTAAGAACCAACAGGTCTTCAACTTCCAAATGCCACAAAGGATAATACAATGTGGCCGCACCATTGCGTACTCCGCCCTGACTACAACTGCGTGTTGCTGCTTGGAATAATTTGAAGAAAGGTGTTACACCCGTATGGTATGCATCGCCGGACCTGATAGGCGATCCCAACGCCCGAATTCGTCCTGCACCGATTCCAATACCAGCTTTCTGGGAGACATACTTAACAATGCTGCTAGCAGTAGCATTGATACTATCAAGGCTGTCGTCGGTTTCAATAAGAACACAACTACTAAACTGCTTTTGCGGAGTACGTACACCAGCCATGACCGGAGTTGGTAAACTAATATCGTGCGTGCTAATTGCATCGTAGTATTCCTTAACATATTGTAATCTTACTTCCTTGGGATAGCTTTGGAATAATGTGGCTGCAATTAGTACATAAGCTACTTGGGGTGTTTCTTTAATTTCTCCTGTAACACGATTTTGTACAAGATACTTACCTCGCCATTGTTCCATTGCAACGTAGGTAAAGTTTTCGTCTCGCTCGTGACGTATGAAACTATTGATCTGTGTCCACTCATCCGTATTGTAGGCGGCGAGAAGGCCCGTATCGTAAAATCCAGACTCCACATTCTTTTTAACTATATCTAATAGAGCCGCCGGTACATAGTCGTTGTAAACTTCTTTGCGTAGATGATAGTTAATTAGTCTACCAGCAACATACTGATAGTTAGGAGTATCTTCGCTGATCAAGTCAGCAGCTGATTTGATTAGTGTTTCTTGAATATCTGCAGTTTTAATACCGTTGTAAAACTGTATGTGGCTTTTGATTTCTAATTCGCTTGCGCTGACTCCGGTAATATCCTTGGTTGCCCAAAATACCACTTTATGTAATTTCTCTAGATTTAACGGTTCTTTGTTGCCGTCTCGTTTTGTAACTTGAATGGGTGCTGTCATTGATTTCTCTTATTGTATTTTTTCTAAATTTAGATCTTCGGCTGTTACCAAAGATACCAACTGTAACTCTTTTGCAATTTGTGTAGTATTTACAACCTCGTCGTGTATATAATTAAGCACATATTTTCCTTGCTCAACAAATACTAAATTATAGTGTTCTTTGGTTTCTGTATCATTATATACTCTTATTTCTAAGTCAGGCTGATGGCTGCTCAAGTACAAAGTATACACTATTCCAAGTGCTTTTGCAAGATCACAGTAATAATTTTCGTAAATTAATTCCCAAGGTCCGGGCCATTCACCAATATTATCGGTGTATAAGTAGTGTGCTACATAGGGTGCGTAGCTCCAAAGGTGCTGAGTATCTTGTACTGCTTCATTAAATGATTTTTGGCTAATAGATTTTCGAAAATCCTGCCAACAACGAAGCCTCTCGTCTGGTAGTAGATTCCACATATTTGTTTGATTTGGTAGAAATTAAAAGGATAAAGTATTGAAACTGGTTTTCAGTGTAACATTGCTACCAGTGTTGGACACATTGGCATAAATCCTTACACCGTGACCGACCATAGTATAACCAACGCTAATTCCGCAGTTGCCGTTAACTGTTTGGTTTTGATCGTCAGCCGAAACAACACCGTTACCGTTATTTAAGATAGTATATGTTCCTGCAGTTAATGCAGAGCCATTGGTTGCTGCCCAGTTCATAATGATAGATGCAACATTACTGCTGAATGTGCCGCCTAATACGGAAACATTAGTGCTGTTGTAGGTGATAGTTTGAGCTTGAGTTTCTCCGCCCATATACAAAATGTCGTGCTCAGTTAAAATTCGTGTGTTACCAACCTGTGGTGCACCTTCTGCTAAGGTACCATTACCGATGTGTAGTTCTTGAGTGTCAACACTCCATCCCAATTCGGCGCTGGCTAACTGTGGTAGATCTTCCGATAATCCTCTGCGTGCTTTAACTTGACTTATTTGTACAATTGACATAGTTATATCATTCCCTATAACTATATTTAGTTTTTAAGATAGTACATCTCGACTCGCTTGAGCCACTCTTGGGACCAGAACTCGAATTCTTCGCCTTCGATTATGAATTCTTGATACACTGGTGTATCAAACACACCTGGAGCAAGTTGCGCAGGTTGTACACACATTAGGATAACGCCCATATTGATTTCAGTATTGTGCATATGATTATGTGCCATAGCATATGCAGCTAGCTGAATAAAATAATCGTCAATCCACTCGCGTTTTTTGGGCTTATTTGTTTGTTTGAAGTCTAAAATTGAGGGTTTTCCTTGCCATAAACCCACACAATCTGTAGTACCAGCATATAGCCCACTGTAGTATAAAGGAACCTCTACACCCCAGAATTCTGTAACATTTACTAGCCCTTGTCGTATAACACTATCAGCCATACTATGACTCTGTCGGCTATAAGGATTGGTACCTGGCTGATCAAATAAATCGTCTTTGATATAATTTTCCAGCCACTTGTGCATACGTGTTCCGCGGCCAGCAGCTTCAGTGGTAATTTCTTGCGCTTTGGCTTCACCTACACGTTTTTTCCAGTTCCATAAAGCCTGTTTCTTTTCTTCAGATTTAGTAGCATCGAGTATGGTTGTAACAGAAGGTACTTTGTTGCCGTCAGGAGTACAGTAGTGACGTTTACCTTCAATGGTAGTTCTGCTCATCGGTGAGTAATTGAATTTAGATAGTAACATTTTAAGTTGTTAGTTAGTTTTATACACTAAAGCTGCTGCCGCAACCACAAGTGCTGGTAGCATTAGGATTGGTTATAACAAAACTACTGCCCATTAAATCTTCTTTGTAATTTATAGTAGCGCCTTCTAGATATTGCATACTGATCGCATCTATTAGCAATGTAATAGATTCTTTTTGAATAACAAAATCATCGTCATTGGCTACTTCATCAAAAGTAAATCCGTACTGGAATCCGCTGCATCCGCCACCTTGAACAAAAGTTCTAAGTTTAAGATTTGGATTACCTTCTTCTGCAATTAAATCGGCAATTTTTGCAATTGCACTATCAGTTATCGTAAGTTGATCCATGTTTTTTCCTATAATCTGCTATTGCGGCTTTTATAGCATCTTCTGCCAGAATTGAACAATGAATTTTAACAGGAGGCAAAGCAAGTTCTGAAGCGATTTCGCTATTTTTAATATTGCCGGCTTGATCTAATGTTTTCCCTTTGACCCATTCCGAGACCAAACTAGAACTGGCAATCGCACTACCGCATCCGTAGGCCTTGAATCGAGCATCGCTAATAATACCGTTTTTGTCTACTTTAATTTGTAGTTTAAGAACATCGCCGCAGGCCGGTGCTCCCACCATTCCTGTGCCTACATCTTCATCGTCCTTGGCAAAGCTACCCACATTGCGTGGGTTCTCGTAATGATCAATGACTTTCTCAGAGTAGGCCATTAATTGTATCCTTGACCTTCGACGCAGGCTTCGCATTCACATTCGGTACAGTAATCGCAGTTTTGGCAACTGTGCCCGCAATGCTGTTTACAACTACATTTACAATTGTAAGTGTATCGTTTGTAATTTTGAAATTCATATGTGTCGTTTGTATCGTCGTTCATATTATATCCTAAAACTTTCTCCGCATCCGCAACGGTCTCGCTCATTGGGATTTGAGAATTCGAATCCTTCATTAAGTCCGTTTTTAACATAGTCCACTGTGGATCCTTTGATGTAAACACTATCCTTGGGGTCTACTAAGATAAAAAATTCAGGATATGTGATACGTATTTCTGGACCAGAGTTGTTGTTCTCAGTAACGTATTCTAACACATAAGCAAGTCCAGAGCAACCGGTGGTTCGGACTCCGATTCGTATACCTACAAAGTTTTTTTTATTTAATAAATTTCGAAGTTTGGTGACTGCTGACTCTGTAAGAGTTATCACGATATTACTGTCTTCTTTGCATTGCCGATTTGGCCATTCCAGAAACTACTGCTTCTGGATTGTTTACTGCACTGGTGTACTCTTCGGGATTAGTAACCGACGAAATACTACTGGTGTTGAATTGTACCATATCAGTGGTTATTTTTTTAATTAAATTTTTAACAGCTGGTTCGTCTTGATTGGCAGAAATCAAATCATCGTAAGTAAAGCCAGATAAACCGCTGTTATTGATATAACGCAAAACCAAAGCAGTCGGTACTTCGGGTTTGAGATTGTGTGTTTTAATTTGGCTCTGTAATAAACTCAATGCTGTTAATATATTTGGATCTGAATCTGCATCCGTGTCAAAGTCCTGATTTGTGGGATCAGCAAGACTGTTGTCTTCAAATGCAAATTCACTTAAACGCATTAACGACGCTCTCTGCCTAAATCTTCTGCGCCACCTGCGGCTGCATCAGTTGCATCGAATCCGTCTGTTTGATCTAAGTCATTTTCTTCAGGAGCAGGTAATGCACCAGCTGCACCTTCGGGCGGCATACCGCCACCCATATCCATTGATTGACCAACATCTTCGCCAGCCAATTGACGTGAACCTTGATCTAACGCATCACGAGCAGTATTCAAACTATCCATTAGACCTTGTAGTGCACTGGTAACAGTATTCTTGAAACTGTCAGCCTGTGGTACACCAACTTGATCGCGGATAGTATCCAGCAATGGTGGTAATTGTTCGTTGAGCATTTTGCTAGCGTCAGTGATCATATCCTGAACACTATCAACCATGTCTTTGGCAGCCAATACTGCTTCGGCGGTTTCTAGCTCGCCTTCCATCAATGCATAGTTTTGCTTCAAGTAAGATTTAAGTCCTTCTTGAACCATTAACATTTCCATATATTTAGGATTGCGTTCAGCACTATGAGCTCCATAGCTTTGACGAATTTTATTTAATTGTTCACTGATAGCAGTGCTCAATCTTTTTGCTTTGCTAAGTGACATATTATCATAGTCAAGGGAAAATCCGAATCGACTCTCCATAACACGATTATATTTTTTAGCAGTTACTGGGGTTAGCTCTTTAAGGTTCATAATATCTGATTCCAAAGTTTTATATATTTAGCAGACTTTAATCTTTTTTCCAATTCTTCTCTGGCAGTTGCTAGGCGAGACTTGGAGTCTGACAGTTTAATTAGCCATAAATCACGTTGAAATATGTCTGTTTTTTTAGATTTTTTATATATTTTTTTAGTATACAGTTCGTACTCGTCGGATAGTTTTGCCACTGTTTGGTCTTTTAATAAAATATCGTCTGCAGCTTTATAGTACTTAAATTTTGTAAACACCGCATAAAAAACTGCGGCCTGTTGACTATAAAAAATATGTATAACTTTATCGTCTTTGGTAACACGCCATTTGTGTTTGTCTAAATGGCATATTTCATAATCTGCTAATATCCAGTTGTATTTGTCCATTTGAACAAATATAGGATACACACTGGCACGACGCATTATTGCTAATTCATCTTCTGCCCAAGCATCGATTTTGCTCATAGCAAAATCTACTAAGCGTTCACCCAGTTCTTTTTTTGTATACGATTTTGCCGTTTTCATGTTTTCTTGTGAGGAGGTCTTTATTGACTAGTTGATTGGCGATTATCTGCTGGCGTTCAGATAAGTCAGATTTTTCAATTATAGGTGTAGAATCGTCGAATTGAAGCAATACATCTGCTTCTTCGTTACTAATTGCAACAGAAGGTCTGTTAACCAATTCGATTATTTTCATTTTATTTCAAGTAGTTTACTAACAGGGTAATTATGCCCGCAATCAATACTCCCACAACAGAAGTGAAAATTGCAATTAGTTGTTTATCCGAAGAGTTTGATTTATTAGTGATACAATCCCTAATAGCAATCAAGTGTTCTTCGACAGCATTTAGACGTTTGTCCATTGAGTCTAGTTTTTGTTCCAAAGAATTATACCTTTCAGCGCAAAGTTCCACGTGCGCCTCCAGATTTTTCTTTTCTATATCCGTAGATGATGACATATTTTATTCGCTTCATATTATGCGATGCAATTTCCAGTGTAAACTTATTCTGAGCCATAAAGAAAAACCATAAGGGGTGCCGTAGCATCTAAGTTATTTATGCTGTCAGTGTACATCAAAATATATGTTTTTTAAGGTGCCTGTCCCAAAAAATATAGGCAACATAAAGCGTGCAGTTTC